AGTAATGACTTCATCAGTCATTCTATGAAACAATTTCTTTGCTTCAAACAGTGCTTTATGACATCCATGCAATTTACCATAACGATGTGTATATTCACCAGACAATGCACATCCATGTTGAATTAACCATGCAGTATTATACATGCTATCTGCTGCCCATACGGTACAAGGATGATTCCTAAATGCACCTTTTGTTGTATTGTATGGTGTACCATCTTTCTTAAGAACTTCACCCCAATCATAGTACCACTTAGAGAATATGATAGAAAGCATTTGACAAGTTTCTAATGGCATCTTAACTACATGTTTATCTGGCAATACTCTTGCCGATACATGAGGGTCAGGATTTGTTACAAAGATATTCATTCAAATGTTGAATCTGGTTCCAAAGCTATATAATATTTCAAATCAAAGTCTTGATGTACAAATCGTGATAAAAGTTTAGATGAAACAACAACATTATAAGAACCAGGAAGAATTTTAATATTCTCAACCTTGAAATTAAATGCAAATTGTTTATCCGTTTCTCCCACAATTACTGAAAATACGTTTGATGTATCATTCTTCTTATCACGAACAACCAACTTAACTACACCATTTTCACCAACCACAGATAAATCAGGTAATTGATAAACCGCAGCTGCTTTTAACAACTTATCTAATTGTTGAGTACTTAACTGAAAAGCAACATCTTCTGTTGGAATAGTAATTTCCTTTTCTGGAGGACTTACAATAACATTTGGATCAGCAAAGAAATATTTTGAACGCATCTTACCTTCTTTAATAGTAAGATAATTATCGTTAGCAAAATCCAACTCAGGATGTTGATGAAGACTTAATCCATTCAGAAATTGGTTCAA